TGTATAGCAAGATGTAATAAAAAAGGGAGATCGCAAGATCCCCCTTAATTATTTATAGCCATCACCTAGCCGTCCACATATTTAAATATACCTTTTTGTAATCTATATCTTACCTGCATTCTTGTTAGATTTAAATCTTCAGCAACTTCGTTTAATGTATAATATAATTTTTCATTAGCTATTACTTTTTTTGCTCTTCCATTTAATCTTCCTGTAGAAGCTTTTGACCATTTTTCTTTTAATTCTAATAGTCTTTCTTCTGAAACGTCTTTAAATGCATTGCATTTTTTTCTTTCAATTGGATTTTGCATGCGTTTTTTATTATTTATAGACATTTTTTTTCTTGTTAATTCTTTATTAGGATTATTAGAAAATGTATCACCTCCAAGAGCTGCATCTTTTATATTATACGAATTTGGTAAAGAAGATATTTTGTACAATTTTAAAAATCTATTTTCAAAATCATACGCCTCTTTTCTAGTTTTAAATTTTTTTAAAATTACAAGCTGAAAGTTTTCTATAGAATATTTTTTTATTGCACGTTGTATTATGACACCCGACCCGCAGTAATTATATTTTTTACCAGAGTGAGACCCATAATAAAATTTACCGTTTAATAAATTATTTATTCTGTAAAAGTAATTATCCATATTATATATAATTACATACAATATGGAATAATTAACCATCGCTTATTTGTCGCTTACCCGTCGCAATTTGCACACTCTGGGTCCATTGCTCTAGTCGCAATATCTCCTCTTAGTACAGATTCGGTACGCATGTAATACAGTGTTTTAATCCCTTTCTTCCAGGCTTCTAAATGAACTTGATTTATCCACTTAGGCGTAGCCACAGAAGGAAACGCCAGATTCAAAGAAACAGACTGATCAACATATTGTTGTCTTATACCCGCCTGATTAACAAGCTCAAGCTGATTGATTTCTTTAAACGTCTTGAATACATCTTTTACTGTATCAAAGCCGTACTTTTCAATAGCCTCCTCAGACTCGCTGAGCTTTACAAGTTTTCCTTGCACATAGCCGTATTCATCAAGCTCTGCTATATCCTGTACAGATCCCTTATCTTCTAGGATCTTATTCCATGTATCATTATTATCAATACCTATTCTACGTAAGACCTTTTTGAGCTCTTTGTTTTTCCGAATAAACGTCCCTTTAGCCGATTGCTCAGTAAAGACATTTGCCGCCCAAGGCTCGATACCGGGGGATACGTTTCCGGAAAGTTTAGAATTAGATACCGTGGGTGCAATAGCTCTAAGGTGTGTATTTCTAAATCCTGTATCCCTACACCATAATGGTTCCCCATATATTTCAGCAAGGTCCCTCGAAGCTCTTTCGGATTCAATTTTAATTTGACTGAAAATTCTGCGAGTTTCATACTGTGCCTGCATACCTTCAAATGGAATTCCTTTTTGTTGTAGGTAAGTATGCCATCCCAGTACTCCCAAACCAAGAGCCCTTCCCTTCTCGGCACTACGCACACTATTTTCAAAACCTTTAAGTCCTTTCGCACGTTGAATAAACTCTTCAAGTACGCCATCAAGAAACCAAATACTGTGGTATATAAGGTTAGTGTCTTTCCATTCATCATATTTAGTTAAGTTAACAGAACTAAGGCAGCACACAAAACTGTGGTTTTCATCAGTATGCAGTGTTATTTCAGAACATATGTTTGTCATATGAACTTTAAGTCCGTTGTCTTTGTATGCTCTTGGATTATTTTTATTTGTATTTGCTTTAAAAAGAATATAAGGTTCTCCAGTTGCTTTACGTTTTTGTAATAGCTTGCCCCATCTCTGCCTAGCATCAGGATCTCCCTGTTCAAGTCTTCGCATAAACTTATCACCGACCACAGCGCACTGGTGGAGATTGAGCGACTGTCTATTAACGTCACCTTTTGGCTCTCTAATTTCAAGCCACTCCAAGAAATCGGGGTGGTCAATATTGATATTAACTGATGCTGCTCCTCGTCGGACAGATCCTTGACTAGTGGCAAGTATAGTTGAATCGTAAATCTTGCAAAACGGCACCACTCCATCAGATGTTCCATTGTTTGTTATTTTAGCTCCGGCAGGACGGATCATATTAATGCCTATACCAACACCCCCGCCGTGTTTTGCTAGTAGCATCATTTCTAAATTCTTAGCACCAATCTCCTGTATGCTATCACCAACATCGATGCCAAAGCAAGATATAGGTAATCCGCGATCAGTACCTGTATTTGAAAGTACGGGTGAGGCTAAGTTCAGCCAGCCCTTCCATATATAATCAAAAAATACTTCGGCCAGCTCAGGCTTATACAACCTTCTAGCAACTGTTGTTGCAACGCGCATATACGCATCTTTAGGCGTTTCCCAAGGAAGCAAGTAACCTCCGGTTATTGTTTTCTTATACACTTCGGTATCGCCCCATTCAGGATAATCGACACCCTTAATCCATTCTTCTTTAAACATAGTTTTTTAAAATAAATCGTCCCAGTCTTCTCCTTCGTTAGCTTTAGAATAATCTGTTGAGCGCATTGCAAAAAAGTCTGTATGCGTTACGCCTCCGGTTAAATGGTAAAACCAATCAAGGTGCTCTGCGGCTTTCTTGTCGTAATCAAAATACATATTAAGCTCATTGTAACCGAGCTCGACTAGCTTTTCGTTTAAACGCTTTTTAATAAACTGCTTTAAGTCATATGCTTTAAGGTTTTCAATATCACCCATTTCAAACATCTTATCAATGTAGTTCATTTCGGCATCATGCATCGCTTCTGCTGCAGTTATAATATCATCTTTGCAAGTAGCTAATAATGTATCATCTTCTGCGCACATATGCCTAAACAACTGGCAGCCCATTTTACTGTGTAAGCTTTCATCACGTACGCTCCATTTCATTTGTTGGCCAATGCCCTTGAGAAGATTACGAAGCTGAAAACTATATAATACAGCAAAAGCAGAATAAAGGGAAACGCCTTCTGCAAAAGCAGAAAAAACAGCAAGGCTACGTGCAATACCAGCAGGTTCTGTGCCGTTATAACTAACCAAATTATCAAAGCGCTCTGCAGTCGCGGGTTCGTGTAAAAAAGCTTCAAAGTCTTCAAGACCAAGTGTTTCATTTAAATAAGAATAAGCTACGGCGTGAATTGTTTCTTGGCTACCAAACATCATAGCCATTTGTTGTATCTCGTGTTTAGGAAACCAACCAACTATTTTCTGTGTCCAATAATCTGATACCGCACATTCAGTTTGCGCAAACCCGAGTAGTATATTACCAACCAAGTTTTTTTCTGCTTCAGTTAATTTTTCATTCCAATCTTTAACATCGCCTTGCATTGGAATTTCAGTATGTAACCAAAAAGCTTGCGCTTGTTTCATCCAACCCTCGGTAAAATATACCGGATATTCAAACGGCTTGTACGGTATTCTTGGTGTGAATAATCCCATAGTTATTTTTCAATGATTAAGGCAATATCTATAAATGGCAAATAAAAGACCCAAGTGTCATACTCTGGTTCTTCGTAAACTCTAGATCCGAATAATATACCCGGATAAAGCCCAATGCTTATTTCCCAATTTCTACCTTCCTTGTCCTCTGTACTGTTTGACATAATTTTTGCTGTTTTTGTTATTACTCATTTTTGTTTTAGCAGCCTTACCTACTTTCTTCGGCTTGACCATCTTTTGTATTGAAACTATTTTAGCCATAAACTTTTATATTATAATGGTCTTGCACCTCTACCAACTCCTTGAACTTTAAATAGCCTTTTGTTTTAAAAGATGCTCTTATAAATTTATCAATTTGCCGTGACGCATATTGCCTTCTTGAGAAGGATTTATCAAACGAAGTTTGCAGGTTATTATCTTTCATTTTTATTCAGAATTAGTTGAATAACCTTATCACACTCCGCCTGATTTTGCGGCTTGTATAAAGTAAAACCCGGCGCGTGTTCTTGTATATATTTTTTAAATAGTTTCCAACGCATTGGAAAAGATTCATTAGCCCTACCCTTACATTCAATGATAAAATTATTACCAACAAAATCGGGAGTATAAGTAATAGGGAGAACACGTTTATTACCGCGGTTAGAAAAATCTCCGCGGCCGTTGGACTGTCTTTCATAACATTCTGAGGTAAAATCAAATCCCTCAACCAATGTGTAGCTTTGCCCTTCATAATCGGCTTTTATTTTTGCTTTTTTAAGCGCCATGTACATATACCTTTCGAGGCCAGAAGCGAAATTAATATTATCATATCTTACTTTTTTAGCTTGTACAGGTCCCTTTTTACGTGTTATTTTTCTTCCCATATTTCATCGTTATCTAGCATGTGTCCATCGTGGGACTCGTTCCATTCTCTTGTGCCTTCGTCAATTACTTCTTTAAGTTTTTCAATGTAATTAACTGCATCCATTAATTCTTCCTGCAAGTGGTTGAGCCATTCTGTTAACGGCGAATTATCGTCTCTCAATGTTTTGCCGTATTTTTTATAACCAACATCCGAGCGGCTGATAAACTTTTCCACTACTTTCTGTATAATTGGGTCCCTGAAGTCAAATTCTTTTTTATTCATAGCTCCTTAACAAAAGTTCCGTTGTCCATTTTACCCTTACGGTTTTTAATTACATTGTAAGCATCAGTGATACAGTCCTCAATATCAGCACCAATAAATACTGCAAGGTTAGTAAGCACAACAACCATATCGCCAATTGCGTCAGTGGCTTCTGCTTTGTTTTGTTTAAGTAAAGCCTGAGCAAGCTCGCCGGCCTCTTCCATAAGCTTAATATACTGTGTTTTTTCATCGCCTTTATCATATATACCACGTTCATCAGCCCATTGCCTTATTAGGGGGAATATATCTCGCATTGTAGGAGCTTTTAATTGTTCCGTAGTATCT